TACGTGAAATCGATCCTTTAGCCCACGACCTAGATCAACATTTAAGCAAGCTATTTGACACAATACCACCCCGTGCAATCGACTACATCAAAAAGAAGACAAAACCGAACTTTAATCTATCAGGATGTATCGAAGTTCCCCGAACCAAGGGTGGCGCATATGAATATTACAGAAGGAAAGTAAGAGATGAATTTCCGGATGAAAATTGTGAACAACCAGATTTAAAAACATGGTGGAATATCGTTGAAAAAGATTTAATCAATTCCAACGATTTCGAAACTATGTTGGTACCTGAAGTAATCCCGGAACGCGGTTGCAAATACCGTGTAGTAACTAAAACAAACGCTCGCACAACGTCTGGATTATCCAGAGCTAACAATATGTGCATTAAGTTACTAAAACTCATCCCCGGCATAAGAGAAGGATTTTACCTTAGATCAGATTCAAAATCAACACAGGAGATAGGTTCTAAACTCTTGTGGGATAGGATCTTCGGTCCAGATACCTCCGGCACCTTCAATTACGAATCAGACTGTAAAGACTCAACAGATTATATCGATCCAGTATACGCTCGTATTGTCATTGATCGCCTGTCAACGTTGTTAGAATTCACAACAACTGAACGTGCCTTAGCAAAATCATCTATTGACACGGCAGGTAAACGCTACATTCGAATAAAATCCCCGACCTACAAGGACTACACCTATCGTACTGTCCTTAGATCTGAAAAAGAAAATGAGATATTCGATAGTGACAACTGGAATGATATGTGGACAAAGGACAATCTATCAAGATGTGATCTTATATCTTTAGATGAAATGCAGTACTCGGTCGTAGAAAAAGAACGTATCCTATATAATCCTCTAGAGTGGTTAACGGTGGAACAGCTCTATGATGATAAAGGAGAATTCATTTACTATGATGGAGAACCTGCAGTTCTAACTAAGGATAATCTAAGATCAACATCTATGATTGTTTCCGAGTTAACTGAAAAACTTCGACAACAAAAGATTATACCTTTTCGAGAATTCTTTGTAGAAGAAAATGGTACTAAAATATTAGTGTCAGATTTCGCTGTGAGACGCGGTACACAAATGGGTTTGAGATTATCTTTCGCAATACTATGCTTCCTGCATAGCTTTGCTGTGAGACGAACTCCTACCAGTTGTGTTTTTGGAGACGATTTAGCCTCCAAAATGTCAGCACCTGAAATCGCAGCCTACGAAACAGACATGGGACTATTAGGTTTCCTCTTAAATAAGAAGAAATCTTACCAATCCCATGGAGAACTAATCTGCTTCTGCGGCACTTGGTATGAAAAGAAACGTCCAAGAAAAATGAAACGCTTCCCAGATATTAAGACACTTATTGAACCCAAGGTAGAATCGGAATCAGACCCAATAATGAGAATGAAAGAAACAGTAAACCTTGCCTATAATGATGCTAGAGGTTCAGAACGTAAACAGATATCAAAAATCGTACCATTTTTATTTAAAAAAGAAATAAGTATAGTCAAAAAAATACTCCCGTGCAACATGGCAGAGGAGTATGGGGGGTTTGGATTAAAGCCATATGGATTACAAGGCTCGATATTAACACGTCACCTAATGACGTACTATCGAACCCACAGTCCTAAGGAAAATCTAAAACTTGTTAGCTACATTAGATCTAACTGGGCTACTTCTTGCCAACCTCGTGATATAAGAGATATCATGAGCTCCATACGCCAACATGTTGAACTAAAGTCGACAGAGGAATCATCAAAAGTCATCCGTGATGATAGAACCAGTCTGCCGAAAGAGGTTTCCAATAAACCGGCAACAGAAGTGATTGACGAATTGACTTCAAAAATCACGACTGATGTCCAATATTGGACACATGATAACAGATCCAAACTTATTACTGAGCGCTATAGATTCCATGACATTGTAAAAAAAGTTCATAATGCTCTTGGTCACTTTCTTTTCGATGAGTTCATCATAACTGGCTACTCTAAAAATAGAATATCTAGAAAATTCTATGTCAATGAGTACCAGCGACGACGAGTCACGTTAAAGAGAGTCCCCAAGAAACCAATCATTACGACACTTTACGTCGAAAAAGAAGTTGCGCTACAATATGAATACCTACAAAGACTGACAGTTAGTCAGATATTCTACGTAATGAAACATGATAGTGATTTTCGCATGATACAAAATAGTAAACTGTACCATGACATCCTAAAATCCTTAAATGAAGGAGAAATCATTCAAGCAGAGCAACTGCTTGAAGCACCTGTTGACAATGTAATCATAACAGTCAATGTGCCAGATCATATATACTACGGAAAAACAATTCAAATAAGGAATCCACCTCCTAAGATTATTCCTAAAATGACGTCAGAGTATCAATTCCCAACTCTTTCTTCTGTAACTCCGGTTCCAGAGGTTAAAGTTTGGTTTCCTTTAACGTCGGACCTAGAGAAGAAGCCTAGAGTGGTGGTCGAGACACCTCCTTCATTTGAAGTTAAATACACAAAGGTAAAGGATATTCTTGGACCTCGTGAGCCAATCAAAAAAACATCCTCATGGTCGGAAATAACTGATGATTCAGATCTAGATAGAATCAATGAGTTACTCCCGATATGGGAAACCCTAAAGGCTGTCGAAGGTTTTAAGTACACTCGATTAGATAGGACTATGTCTCATCTACTCGATATGTACTCAGAACCCGAAGCTGTCGTTAGGCGTTATTTAGGATTGTCTGACTAAGTTACAAGTTATCCT